CCTAGTTAGATTAGGAATTGCATTTTGTAATTCTTTGCTATTTTCAAAGAGCCATACAGTATATTCGGGGTGATATTCATTAATATCTGTGCCTATAATTTTAAATCCTAATTTTCGTAATTCATACGCAAGCCAGCGTGTATATATTCTATATATATTTTTTTCTATCATAACTGGATACCTCTTCGTTCAATAACTTTAATTTTCAAAGTTATATTCTTTCATTTTATCTTCCATTCTCATTAATAAAGTAAGAGATGGATTATCGCGTCGATTGATTATTTTATTCAAATGTGAACGACTAATATTTAAATCTTCTGCGGCTTCACCTTGGTTTTTATAATATATATTCATAAAGCGAATATATTTATTAATAATTTCTTCAATCAATATTCCCACACCTCGCATAAAAAGAAATATTCTTATCATAAGATAAGTAATATTTCAATTTTCTTTTTCTATTATTTTCTTTTTAAATTACTATTGTCATTAATATCCAAGTAATTATAATTTGTCCTAAATGTAAAAGTTGGTCTATTATTAAATTAATACGCTCTTCGTTAGCTTTTAAATTATCAATAAAAGCATGAATCATAGTATTGAAAATATAACTTAACATTAAAAATGCCATTAGCAGAGAATTATGTTGTGTAAATGCTAGTCAAAGATAAGGGAGAGTAATAGTAAACGCCCAACTGAAAGCATGTTCTACTAACGCCATTTTATAATCATTAGCATATTTTTCCGTAAAAGCGGAATGTTTTAACCACCAATTATATTGTTTCATTTGTGCGAGTATTCCTTGCATATTATAATCGTTAAAGATATGCAAGAAAATCATAATAAATAAAATAATTATCTTTTGCATGATATATCCCTGTTATTCATTCAGTCGTATTCTCTAATTCTTTAATATCATACCATACTTCATATGGCGTATAAAAAATATTTGCTGCACGATTATCAATTCTTTCTAACTCTTCTCGTTCTCGATTTAAAATAGTTTTTACTGCTGCATCAGGCAAATAACCATTTTCAATTAATTCATTATAAAAATTTGTTTCATCTATTACTGTTTCAAAAGTTATACGGGCTCTTATTTTCATTTAAACTCCTTTTTCTGCAATTGTTTCAGGAAAATAACACTCATCATTGCGCGCCATTAATGCTTCTTCAATAGGGCAATAAACCATCCAAATAAATGAATCAGTTTGGATCAATTCTCCAAAGGGGCATTGTTCACAAATCATTTAAACCAATCTCCATTTTTCATAATAGTAGCAGCAACTTGATCATTGGCAAGTTGCACAGAATTTTTTGTAATAAAAATTTCAGTAGGATAGTTTTCTTCATTAGCTAAACTCCTAATGCCACATGCACACCAAGCTGGCTTAATTTTATCAGTTTGTGCGAGAAGTTCTTTTAAAGTAATATCTTCTGGTGCTTCTGCGTAAAAACAAATATCGCATCCATTTAATAAAAATCTAATGTTTGCCATATAATTTTCTCCTTATTTATCTCTTTTTCTAATTATATTATATAATAAATTAAATAAAAAGTCAAAATAAAGGAGGCGGTGGAGTTCCTTCTAAATTTTCGCGTAAGAATATGTCTAAAATATTTTTATCTTCTACTAAATAATCATCAATAATTGGAGCTTTGGCTCGTAAGCCACAAAGAAATTTTTGTCTAAAATATCTTTCTGCTGCTTCTTTACTAGAAAAACTAAAATCTCCTTCACAAATTGGTAATTGATAAAATTGATAATTATTTTTTAAACACGCTTCCTTATAAGGCATGTCGCAACAGCCACCACCGTCATTACGATAGTAAAAATTTTTACATCCTATACAACTCATAATTACCTCACTAAATATTTATTATTCATAAGTAAATCAATAGTTATTTTATCGCGTTCTGTGTATGGAATACGTATTAATGGAATATTATGAGATAAAGCATATTGATTTTTAATATTATCTCTTTGTTGGATTTCTTTACAATCTTTTTCATCACGGCTCCATCCAACTTGATGTTGTTCCCCGTCAAATTCTATTATTCTATATGGTTTATTATTTTCTATTAAGATAAAATCATAACGTAATATTCTATTGGTTAAAGGATTAATTAAATCTTTAAAATAGGCTTCATCATGAATATAATTAATATTATTGTCTTTTAAAATTTTAATAATATTATTTTCACCAATAGATTTAATACAACCGCAACTTGTTGTCATTCCACGGCGTAAACTATCTGCTCTTACAATAATTTTTGAACCGCATTTACAAACGCAAGAATATAAAGCTCTTTTCCCATTATCACTACCAGCATATTTTATTACAGTTAATTTTCCAAAAGTTTTTCCTTTTAAATTATCTTTATTATTATACGTGTGTAAACATCCACAACTTTTAGTATGTCCACTGTTTAAATCTGATGTTGATACATAGGTAATATTTCCGCAATCGCATTTACATTCCCAAATAATTTTATTATTTTTATTTTGAACTGGTTTTATTGCTGTTAATAATCCAAATTTTTGATTAGAAATATCTTTTCCTTTTGTTTTAAAACGTTCATGGTGTAAGCAACCACAAGATAAAGTATTTTTAGCAAGACTATCTCCACGCACATCAAATTCATTACCACATTCACATTTTACATGCCAGAATATTTTATTACCTTGATTTTCTGCTCTATAAAGAACAGTTAATCTGCTATCTGGAACTCCATGTTCTTTCATTATCCATCCAGTTTTATCAATAAATTTTCCCATAAAATCACATCCATATTTCTTCTAATTGCTTAATAAAAGATTGAATATGGTGTTCTATTGATTCTTCCATTCGTTTAGAAATATTGTAATCTGTTTTCATCCATTTAGAAATACTAGTTGCGTGGCATTCACAAATTTTGCCTAATTGATTGAATGAAAAACCGTTATCAATTAAATATTGAATTTTTTCTTTTAAAGTCATATTCAATCCCTCCATAGGGATAGTAATGGAGAAAGAGAAGAAATATATTAATTTCTTCTCATTTCTCTGATTTTTTTAAGCATTTTCTAGATTTTCATCCTTTAAAATAATGTTTAAAATAATTCCTACAATAATCGCAAGACAAATACCAGAAATATTAAAAGCTCCAGAAGTAATTGCTAAACCAGAAGTTCCTACCATTAACATAATAGCAAAAATCCACATAGTTTTTTGATTTTCAAAATTAATATTCGCTTGTTTTAAATATTTCATTGCACTTGCTCCAATCATTCCATAACAACAAATAGAAGCCCCCGCGAATACGGCATTAGGCATTGCTTGTAATACCGCATTAAAAGGTCCTAAAAATGCTAATAGAATTAATTCTATAGCCGCGAGTAAAGTAATATATACACTAGCACATTTACTGATAAGAATAGCTGAAAGATTTTCTGTGTAAGTTGTGTTTGGTTGAGCCCCAATGATAGTTCCAATTAAAGAACCTAAACCATCGCCGCATAGTGTCCTTGATAAACTAGGATCTTTTAGAAAATCTCTTCCGCAAATATTTGAAGCATTTATCATATCCCCAAGATGTTCGGCTAATGCCGCGGCGGAAACTAATGCGAAACTAATAATAATTTGTGGTAAAACACTCCAATCAAAATTCTTAAATGAAACGTGTAAAAATGCAAAATCAGGAATAGTAATTATTTTCATATTTTGGAAGTGTGTTAAATCTACTAATGGAGCAAAATTGGTTAAAGTTAAAATTAAACTTAAAATATAACCTCCTAAAACTCCAAAAAGAATGGGCCAACGTTTAATAATTCCTTTACCATAAAAAGCACAAAGTAAAGTAATTAACATATCAAATAAAGCTATTCCAACACCAAGTAATGAATAAGAACCATTAATTTGTGCGTAAGTAGGAATGAAAAAGCCTAATTGAATAGAAATAATTAATATAATTGCTCCTGACATTACTGGCGTAATTAATTTAGTTATCCAATCTACGCCAAATCGCTTAATAAATAAAGCAGCAAGGCAGTAAATACTAGCAATAACTATACCACCTAAAATTACTCCGGCAAAATTTTTTTGAATTGGCCCAGCGAGAGCAATTGCACCAATAACTGCGGAAACTGTTGCTCCACTATTTGAAATTATAATAGGTGCTCTAAATTTTGTGATAAATAGAAAAAATATTGTTGAGATGCCGGCAGCACACATGCCAGCAGTCAAATTTGTGCCCGCGATTAAACAAATTAAAAGTGTTGCTGTAATACAAGATAAAACAACTTGTAAAGAATAGCCAATCCATTCTTTTAGGGTCTGTGGTTTATCATTGATACCATATAACATATTATTCATTTGTTTCTCCTTAATCTTTAAAGAATTTTGTATTTAATTTTTCTAAATATGGAGGAGGATTGATAATTTCTTTTTTAAATTCAAAAAACCAACAATCCGCTATTGGGCAAGGTTCACATCTTTCCCATTTTAATCCTTTTTTTGTTAAATCTGTTTGAGGATGTTCTTTAATATGATAATCAATATCTGCTTTGATTAAATCATAACGATAATCAATCATTGCCATCTTCGTCTCCATATAACATATATTCTAGTCGAGCTTCATGCTCTGTTAGTTCTTCATTTTCAAGGGCTTTATCTAAATCGGCAAGATACTTTTCATATTTTTCATTATTCATTTTCATACTATCTTACTCCTTTCTGTAAATTATTAAAATAATTTTTAGCAATTTCAATTTCTTTTTCAGATTGTCGTTGCTTAATTAATTCATCAAAGTATCTATACCAATAGCAGCTTTCATCTGGTAAAGCAGCACGACACATTGCTGT